CCGGCATAATCGGAACAATGGTGTAGCCTGCATCCAGCAGCTTCGCACCATGCTCAAACATGAATTGATCAGACATTGACGACTTGAACCTCTATGCGCTCTTCGTTGTCGTACTTCTTTGCAGCGACGAGTTCACACACGGCTGCGTCATCGTCAAATACGACTTCGTTCAGCGCGTCAAGAACTGCTTTAACGATATTGTCGAGGTCGGGTCGGGAAACGTGCCATCCCGTTTTGGTCTTATGGGAGAAGTACGCCGTGATCGTAACCTTGACAGGACCTTCTAACACGGTCTTGCCTATCATCGCAACTTGTGCAAACGACTTGAGTGCTCGTTCGTAATCACGAGTCTTTTGCGGTGTGTACGTCACCACACCACCGGCCTTGGTGCGACCGAAGCGCGGACGGGATTTACCAATGGGTGTGCCATGGAACACGATGTCAATCATAGGGTTACTCCAAACTCTCGCTTAATTTTTTGAGCGTGATCTTTTGTGGGCCGCAGGGAATCCTTGATATAGGCAGCAAGGGTATTGCGCGAAATGCCGATACGTTTCGCCGCCTCTTGGATGGTCAAACCCCTGCGCACCAAGGCATCGTGCAGTTTAAACCCCGGCCCTACTGAGGCGACCGAACGAAGGTCTTGCACTTTCACGGAACCCTTGGTTTTCCGCAGGATTATGGCCACCCACTGGGGCGACGGAGCACGGCTACCCGCAAGCCATCTTGTGACAGCGGTACGGGTACACCCGACCAAGGCAGCAAACTGCTCCTGTGTCAAGCGCTTTCGTCTCATGTATTCATTCAGCGTCATTGATCCTCCAAATTGCCCCCAACTTGGGTGACATATTGCCACCCCTTGCATTCCGTCACAAGGGGGTATAACCTCTCAATCACTGGCATTGTCCAGTCAATGTGGAGATGTAAATATGCGAAATGAAATTGAAATAGCAAATGATCTTTGGGCCGCGAAGCAGGCTGAGTCTGAAGCCAAAGCAAAGCGGATTGAATTGGAAGAAGAACTGATTGCTGTCCTCGGTTCCAAAGAAGAGGGGCAAGAGAAGCACGCTGTCGGTGATTACAAGATCACCATCGAAGGCAAACTCATCCGCAAGATCGACTGGAAGGCATTTGATGCTCACGTTGCATCGAAGATTCCGGCGTCCATGCACCCGGTGAGGATGGTGCGCGAAGTCGATGTGACCGGGGTCAAGTACCTCGCCAACAACGAACCGCAGCTCTATCGCCTCTTGAGCAGTGCGCTCACTGTTGTACCCGCTAAAACCTACGTCAAAATTGAATTGGGAGTCTAACCATGGCTATATCACTTGCTAGTCTCAAGAAGACTGGCACCGCTCGTCCGCCGCGTATTGTTTTGTACGGCACACACGGCATCGGCAAAAGCACCTTCGCGGCGCAAGCCCCGGAGCCTGTGTTCATCCAGACTGAGGAGGGCCTTGATGCTGTCTCTGCAACAGCGTTCCCGCTCTGCCAAAGTTTTGATGACATTCTGGAATGCATCGGCGTTCTCGCTGGAGAGAGTCACGACTTTCAAACCGTCGTGCTAGACAGCGCAGACTGGGCCGAGCAGTTGATCCAGAAGCGTGTTGCGCAAGACAACAACGTCAAGACTATCGACGCCATCGGTTACGGACGTGGTTATAAAGCCGCTGCCGATTACTGGCGACAACTGCTGGATGGGTTTGACCATCTGCGTTCCGACAAGAACATGCAAGTCATTCTGCTTGCACACTCGCAGGTTCGTAGATTCGATGACCCGCTGGCTGATCCGTACGACCGCTATCAGCTTGACCTGCATCACGGCAGCGCAAGTCTGGTCAGCGAGTGGTGCGACATTATGATGTTCGCCAATCAGCAGTACAGCACGGTGAAGTCGGATGTCGGCTTTAACCAGAAAGTTACCCGCGCCGTTGGGACTGGTAACCGTGTACTTTATACCCAAGAACGTCCGGGCTGGCAGGCGAAGTCTCGCTGGTCGCTACCCGACACCCTCCCGCTGGACTACGGCAAGTTTGCTGAAGCCCTCGGAAATTCAATGGCACAAATCGTAGGAGAGTAAAATGGCCAAGTTAAACTTTAACGCTTCAGAAGTCCCCAGCCAGCAAAGCGGTTACGAGCCGCGACCGACGGGCGAATACACCATGCAAGTCGTAAACAGCGACATGCGTACCACCAAGTCGGGCACCGGTCAGTACCTCTGGCTGGAGTTTGACATCCTGAGTGGCCCCGTGCGTGGTAAGTACTTTGAGAGGCTCAACCTTTTCAATGACAACGCCAAGGCCGTAGAGATTGCTAACCGGCAGCTCTCTGCGATCTGTAACGCTGTGGGTTTGGTTGCGCTTCAGGACTCTGAGCAGTTGCACATGAAGCCGCTCAAGGTCGTACTCAAGGTCACCGAGAGCAAGGACGGTTCTTTGCAAAACAATGCGAAGTACCTTCCGCTGAACGCAGCCCCGGCTGCTACGGCACCGGCACCAGCGGCTCCGGCGGCTCCGGCTGCTAAGCCTTGGGAACGTCACAAGAAGTAACAGGTAGGCACGGCACCTCAGGGTGTATTGATTAACCCCCTAGCTGAACCGCTCTGGGGTGTCGTGCCGCTTTAAATCATGGTCAAAATACCCGACTTGCAAGATCCGACACTGCTTGCGCTTGATGCTGCCTTGGAAGAGGCGCAGCGCAGCTCCCCCCGAATGTATCTCGGTGCCTCTAGCATTGGCGAGAACTGTGAGCGTAGACTGTGGCTCAGTTTCCGCTGGGCCAAGCAAGGCTTTATCGAAGCCGCTGGGCTACGCCGAATTGAAGATGGGCACCGGGGCGAAAAGGTATTGGCAGATTGGCTACGGTTAGTACCCGGAGTTGATCTTTCCACGGAAAAGGAACCCGGTGTCCAGCACAGTTTTCAAGACCACGGCGGTCACTTCCGTGGCAACTGTGACGGACTCATCACCGGTCTTTTGCAATCCCCAAAGAAACTTCATGTCTGGGAATGCAAGATCGTCAACGAGCAGAAGTTCAAAAAGGTTTCGTCGCTGAAGATCAGCAAGGGCGAAGAGAACGCGCTCAAGGAATGGGATTACGTCTACTACGCTCAGGCTCAAGTGTATATGCACTACTTCAAAGCCGAGCGTCATTACATGACTGTGGGCAGTCCCGGTGTGCGCGACATTGTAAGCATCCGCACCGAATACTCAGAAGGCGATGCCCAGAAGTTTATCGACAAGGCCAAGCGCATTGTCTTTGCACCGAGGCCCCCGAGTAAGATTTCAAACGAACCTGCATGGCACGAGTGCAAGTACTGCTCGTTCCATGGGCTGTGTCACAACGATGAGATGCCAACGCAGAAGTCGTGTCGGACTTGCATGTACTCGACGCCGTTGCCAGAAGGTACATGGAAGTGCGAGAAGCATGACCACCTTCTCACCGACCCGATGCAACGCGCAGGCTGCAACGATCACTTGTTTCACCCCAATCTTGTACCGGGAGAACAGACCGACTACGGTGAGGGCTGGGTGGAATACACGCTTAAAGATGGAACCAAATGGACAAACCGGAGCCGCTCGTAGAGGACGATGATGAATTCTCGTTTTCTGGAGAAGAGATGTATTTGATTCTGAAAGCACTGGATGTGTACGCACACGCCATGCTGCTCAGTGATTCGACGACTGAATTTTTGAAAGTACAGACGCTGGCCAAGTACATCATCAGTAAGACACCCCGATCAGGATTGAACTCGTGATTACCTTACGCCCGTATCAAAACGAAGCCATTGACTATACGTTCAAGTACCTTGCTGAGAACGACGGCAATCCGCTGATCGTGCTACCCACAGGCACCGGCAAGAGCTTTGTGATTGCGGAGTTTTGCCGCAAGGTCTTGGCCAACTGGCCCGACAGCAAGATCGTGGTGGTGACGCACGTACGGGAACTGATCCGCCAGAACCATGAAGAGTTGATGCGTCTGTGGCCCGAGGCCCCGGCGGGAGTGAACTCTGCGGGTTTAAATCAGCGCGACTACGACCCGGCGATTGTGTTCTGTGGGATACAGTCGGTGCACAAGCATGCGACCAAGTTCACGAAGGTGGATCTGTGCCTGATTGATGAGGCGCACCTGATCCCGCGTAAGACCAACACGATGTACCAAAAGTTCCTAAAGACTCTGAAGGCGATGAACCCCCACCTTCGGGTGATTGGGTTGACTGCTACACCATATCGCTTGGACAGCGGGTTACTGTGCGGAGGCAGCGATGCACTCTTCACGGATGTGTCTTACGAAGCTCCGCTCTCGGACATGGTGAAGCAGGGGTATCTCACCAAGTTGGTCTCCAAGGAACCCAAGACCCTGCTGGACGTACGCGGCGTAGCCACCCGAGGCGGCGAGTTTATTCCCGGTGAACTAGAGCGAGCGGTAGACAAGAAGGACGTAAACCAGTCGGTCGTCCGCGAGATTGTAGCCTTTGGGCAGAACCGTAAGTCATGGCTGCTCTTTTGCTCCGGCGTCTCCCATGCCACTCACATTGCCGAGTTGGTCAGGGGCTACGGGATTACCTGTGAGACCATCTTCGGGGAGACCCCTAAAACCGAACGAGACCGCATTGTGGCGGACTTCAAAGCGGGGCGCATTCAGGCGCTGGCTTCTATGGGCGTCCTGACCACGGGCTTTAACGCGCCTTGCGTGGATCTTGTGGCGCTGCTTCGACCTACCCAGTCGGTAGGGCTGTACGTACAGATCATGGGCCGTGGCATGCGTAACCATCCCGGCAAGGCCGACTGCTTGGTATTGGACTTTGCAGGCAACGTCGCTCGACATGGGCCGGTGGATCGGATCAATCCCAAGAGACCCCGCAAGTCCACCGAAGAAGGCATTGCTCCAACCAAGACCTGTCCTGAGTGCAAGAGTATTGTCCACGCTGCGGCCATGGAGTGCTTGGACTGCGGGTACGAGTGGCCCCCACGGGAAGTGGAGATTGATCGCACGGCAACGACGCTGCCGGTGATGGCTGCTGCAATCCCTGCGCAGTGGGTCAAGGTCAACGCGATTGCTTACCGCCGTCACCCGAAGCCGGGTAGCCCAGACTCCATGCGAGTGGAATACCGCTCAGGATTGGTGGTGTACCGTGAGTGGGTCTTCTTTGACCACAAGGGATACCCTTTGGAGAAAGCCCGCAAGTGGTGGCAGCGACGCATGGCTGGCCCCGGTGTTCTTCCAACCAGCACGACCGACGCCCTTGCTAAAGCCCACACATTACTGAAGCCCGATGAAATCAAAGTATCTAAAAACGGCAAGTACACAGAAATTACCGACTTTCGGTTCGTGCCCAATCTGCCGCAGGAAGGAGCGGGGGTACCTGTATATGCCTCCGCCCGGAAGAAGTAAGAAACCCGCAAGATTTTGCAGCATGCGCTGCATGGACGCTTACATGATTGACAAACAACCGAATGAACGAACCGCTTTAAATGAAGCCGCTGTCGCAGCGGGACACTTCATCGAAGCCTACGGGGTGTATGACTTTATGCAGTTCACGCCCGACCGCTTTGACGAATTCATCGAAGCCATCGTTACGGCTTACGTGGACTCTCTTCAGCAACAGGCATCGGAGCAGGAGATCGTTCGCTTCCCGTGATGTAGCCGTTGCCCCGGCAGGGTTCGCTGCCCGTTGAGAGAATGACGAGTTCAGAATACCTCGGGTGAGAACACCACCCCTCGCCTTCGTACGTCTTGACGAAGTACTTACATTGCGTACAACGCATTAGAGTTTCTGCCCTCTGAACCATGCCTCACCGTGCTCTACGACACAGAGTTCCGGCTGCAAGAGCTTACCCTTGTAGAACGTGAGTACCGCAAACCCCGAGGCCCAGTTGACCGGTCCCGCTTCGGTGTAGTTGAACTGCGGACCATACGGCTCAGCCATGGTACCGGTGTCTACACCGTATCTACGGCCACGGTAATCTGACCACGGGGTCACAGAGAGTTTATGCAGATGCCCGTGTACGTATGACACGCCTGCTTTGAGCGTCGAGTTATAGGCCGAATGGATACCGCCCGAAACAGGGCGATGCCGAATCGTGGTCCACCCGTCCGTCTGGTTGTTGAGGTGAATGCACCAACCCGCACGCCAGCGGGGCAAGTAATCCAGCAGGGTCATGCCGGTTAGTTCTTCCAACTCGCCCACGCGGCTCGACAGGTAATTCTCAAACCGGGCATCGTGGTTACCAATGGTGCGGACTAACTTGGCTCCTGAAGCCGCTCGTTCGATCTCAGCGCACCGATCCTGCACGGCAGCGATCTCGTCCTTCATCTGCGGCTGCTTTTCCCACATGATGCGAGCGTGTCGGCTGATCCGAGCACCGTCCAAGATGTCGCCGTTCAGCACCACCATCTTCGGCTTCAGTTCCTTGGCCAACTTACAAAACGCCTGATGCGCCTTGGTCACGATGCTGGGCCAGTAGTGGCAGTCCGAAGCCACGAGAATGACCCCATCGGTCACGGCATCAACCATTTCCGACTCGTATTTATCCTGACGGATCTTAGCTAACTCGTTTAGTTTATTTCCCACTACGCTCTTTTGGCTTGTGGCAGCAGGGTTCCTTCTACTGCTTTCAAGGGATATGCAGTACTTCTGCTCCAATGAACGTCGCCTGTCGTAGACGGACCTGACATCCATGTCAAAGTGCTTAGCAACTAAACTTGCTTTTCCGAACCGCTTCCAAGCCTCTATAAATTCTTGATCGTCTGTATATCTGGGCATGATTACTTCTTGGTGATTTTGATGCCTAGTTCCTTACGGCGTTTTTCCGTGGCCTTATCGTCTCTCTCGGCCTTCCACTCAATATGGCCGTCGATGACCCGGAACTCTTCCTTGTGTACAAGCGCACAGTCACAGCACTCCGTGTGCGTGTAACCCTTCATGCGGTACCACTTCCCATCCTCGATCTGGACGGGGATGTACTTCTCCCGCTTTTTCATAGGCTTGACTCTACCTGCTTGAGTAGCGTCTTAGCAAGTCCTGTTCGGCATGAGTGTAGATTGGACCGCCTTTGGCTTTTTTTACGCGCTGCGCTTTGATGTATTCCTGCGCTTGCTGTTCGTTTTTTATGCCAATTGCATCTGGGTTTATTCCCGTTTGCTCCATGAAAGTAGTTTTCCAAAGCGTCGGATGTCCCGGTTTTTTAAGAAGCTTTCCCTCTGAAGTCATGGATGACCAATGAAAACGATTTTTATCATACGGGTCACGCTGGGGTCTAATTCCTGACTTCCAAGCGGTGATGTAATCGTAGTCAGCATTTTCAGATAAGTCCGGCTCTTCACCGTACTGCTTAACAAATTCGCTGAACCAAGGGGTTTTCCTTATTTCGTTTACGATTGATTGACGCTCTGAATCAACAACACCTCCATCACGATAGCGTCTTAGCAAATCCTGTTCAGCGGGGGTGTAGACAACGCCGCCGTCGGCCTTTTTTTCAGTAGGTTCCATCCGCTTAGCGTACTTGTCGCTTAAGGCTTGAATGCGATCCAAGTAATCATCCGATGCCTTGGTGAACTCTTCTTCCGAAAGAAGTCCTTGCTCGTACTTTCTCTGAACATCAAGGTATACCTTAGACAAGGCATCTCGCTCCCGAACCATGGCGAACTGTTGCTGCGCAGTCAGTTTGTCCACATCAACCGGCGTGACCTTGATACCAAAGGTCTGAAGCACGGCATCGGTGGTTGTAATGGGCGATTGCGTAACCGTTTCTGCTCCGGCTTCAGCGCGTTTAAATTTCTCCGTAGCCGGTGCGCCGGGGATACCGGGCAGGTTAGGAAGCAAAGATGTAATGAACTTGCTGGCTTTGATGGCTGCGTTGTTAGCGCGAACCTCGGCTTCGGTCTTGCCAATGTTTAGACCCGGCAGATCGCGACCAGTAAAAGGGTCTCTGCCTTCGTACAAAATGGTAAACCCGTCAAAGAGCGGGCCACCCGGCTGAAGTGCTTGCGGGAGAAACTCAAACCGTCGCCCCGTTGCTTCGGTGGTGGCAAACACATCGCCGCCCGGAACAAATCGTTTGACATCAAGATACTCTGACCGCTCTTCGGTCGGTAACTTAATCATCGTTGGCGGCATACCCGGCACGCCAAACCACGTACCTTTCTGCGACTCCGGCAGCATTTTGCGCTCAAGTTCAGTATCGCCAGCACCTTCCGCTTCACCGTATTCGTTCACAGCATGCCCAAGCGCAGCCCACTTGGCGTACTTCCATGGACGCATGGCAGCAGACTCTGCAAGCAATGGCACCGCACGGTAGCTGTACGCAATAAACGGATGTGTCGTATTGCGCATGGCTTGAACAATTGGCGCATTGATTTCGTAATCAATCAACCACTTCTTGGCTTCGGCAGCGGCATCTTCTGGAGACATTCCCGCTTTTAGCCGGTCCATGAATATGCCAAACCTGAAGATGCTGTCTTCACCTTGATAAGCATCAATGACTTTACCGCCGGTCTTTTTCCATCCAGCGTTAGCCACTCTGAACATCTTATCTATATTGTCCGTAGCCGGATTAATGGTCTCTAACTCATCCAGCATCTGCTTGCCTTCTCGGCCTAGTTCTTGAGAAGAAAAACCCGCGTCAAACACGCCAAGTTTTCTGGCTTGCTCGTATGCTTCGCTGTCACTACCTTTACGAATTTCATTTGCTGCACGCGCAAGACTTGACCAGTCTGAACCAGAAAGATCGTAGAGCATGAAGTTGGACATAATGTTGTTGACATGAACCGCAGGATTCAAAGCGGTCTTGCCAATTTTCCATGCCCTAAGCAACTGCTGATACGTTTTGAACGCAGGGTTTCTTGACAGGCTTCTTGAGAAGTCAATTGACTTAAGATCGTTAAGCACCGTTGGGTCAACGTACTTTCCAGCAAGGTTGCCAAACTTAGCGATATTAGTTCCTTTAAGTTTGTCAGTCGTGACTTGCTCAAAGCCTTCTCTAGGAACATCGCTGACGTACTGATCCATCTTAGAGATGTCGTCAAAGAGCTTATAGGTCGCAATGTCATTGGACATCAGCTGACCAGTACGAGCAATGGCAAAAGCCGCATCGTCAATTTCGCCTTTGGCCTGACGCTCTTCTTTAGTTAACTGGCGACGAACGCGAACCTTGCCGCTCTTGGAATCACCAAAGCGTTCCCATCCCTGCTCAATAAACTTGGGCAGTTCATCTTCGGTGACATCCACGACTACGCCGCGAGGCTTTAGTTCTGAGCCAATTAATCTCAGGTTTTGAGTAGCCCGCTCAATCAAACTCTGCGGCTTAAGCTTAGTCGTGTACTCGCGGTGCAAATATGTTGCAGCGTTTTTGTTAAACGTCTCTGGGCTGAGCAACCCAACGTCTACCATCTTCTGCCCGTAACGAGTGATGGTTTCTCTAGCCCTGTTATTAAGACCAGCCAAAGACTCTACTGGGACTTCTTCGCCCTGCATCAAGTAATAAAGAACTTTACGCTCGTTGTCCGGCAGCGTTCTAACGTCTTTGACCAAATCCAAAAAGTCCTCAGACATTTGGTTCTTGAACGTCTTGGCATTGGCCTTAACGTCAAGATAGTCCTGCGGCAGACCATAATTATCAATGACCCCGCGAGAGAACCACTCGGCTACGTTTTGATCGCCAAGCGGAATTTTCTCTGCAACAGCCTTAGCGCCTTTTGCGCCGCCAAATCCAGCCAAGCCATAAAGGGCTGCGGCCATAAGTTGATCGCTAACTGGCGCATCTTCTTCAAGAGTTTCAAGACCAAAGGCCGAGGAGGCTGCGCCTGTGGCTACAGAAAGTGGATTGCGCTTGGCAAATTCAATTGCAGGACGACCAACGTACTCTTGATACAACTCAATAGGCTTTGCCGCAATACCACCTTTCAACTGCTCGGGCGTCGGCTTGGGACCCATTGAAGCAGCACGAACTTCAGCATCCGCAGCCCGCTCGGTTTGTTTGACGGCAGAGGCATAGGTTGGGTCGATCTTAACCACATCCTCAATAGTCTTTGCGCCTTGCTTGACCAGCTTTGACTTAGGAGTAAATGGCAATGCAAGTTCGGTTACGGTCTGAGCCGTTTCCTTTGGGATTGTCCCTTCGGTGGCTTTTGATACAGGCTCTGCAACAGTTGTTTCAATCGCCGCCTCAACAGGCGAAAGCACAGAAGTAATTCCACCAAGCACAGTCTTGCCAAGACCCGCTGCCTTACCAAGCATTGTCGGGTCTTCAACCAATTGCTTAGCGCCTTCTTTTGCAAGGCCGACATTTTCAGCCACTGTCCGGCTGTAGACTTCCGGATAACTTGTAATTGGTTCAAGAGCCAACTCAGTAAATGTCTTTGGCTTTTCAGGCGGTAAACCCGAGGCAGGCTGGGGGACAACTCGCGCAAGCGGCGATTCGGTATAAGAAGGCTGAGGTTCAGGCGATGGCGCAGCAGGTTGCTCAATCTCACGCTCGCCAATTTTGGTCACTGTTACATCCGGCGCAGCAGGAGGCTGTTCCGAATAGTAAGTTTTCTTGACGTAATCAATGGCGTCCTGATTGGTCGCGCCTTCAGGTACTCTGACCTTGTAACGCTTACCATCAGGGCCGGTAACGACATACCCTGCCATAAGTTACCTATTAACCTTCGTCTTCGTCAGGAAAAGGCTCTACTGAAAAACCGCCTTTCGTGGCTACTTCTTCATAAGTAGGTTGATTAGCAAGTCTTACCGCATCTTTAATTTTTTGTTGCCTTTCATTTGGGAATGGATCGGCAAATGCAGCGGCTCTTTCTTTGTCATTAACAGTGGCAAGAAATTCTTTTGCATTTTTAATAGCAGTATCTTTTGTTTTTTGAGCAAGAGTTAAAGATGATTTACCTGACCCGCTATATCTTGCAATAAATGATTGAGCAGCTTGTACCTCTTCAGGATTTTTGCTGCTTAACATTTGATTTGCTCTAATCAATTGACCTAAGATACTTCGATCTTCTGGAGAATTTTTTCTTCCAATAGAAGAAATTTCTCTTGCAGCCGCGTCTTTTGCAGATTGCGGTACGCTTGGATCTTTACTGTCAACAATTGACTGAAGATCAATAATTTTTTGCGCATCAGCCTGAAGGTTTTTAGGTTTGTTTGCTTCAGCAATTCTTCTTTGTTCTTCAGCCTCATATCGTTTTTGAGTGGCTTCATCCAACGCCTTCTGACGCTCAAGTTCTGTTTGCTTCCCAAGGATATTAAGAATGGCTTCCCGCCGCTTCAAATCATCTTGCATTTCTTTCTCAGCACGCTCCTGCCGAGCAACGAGAAAATCACCGCTTTTCCCAGTCGGGATCGCAAACTCTCTAACAAGTTTTCCAATAATGGTTTTTGGCTCAGGCTTTGGTGCAAGAAGTCTTTGAGTGGCTTCTTCAAGTTGAGCAATATACCTATCTCGAAACGGAGTTGTACTAGCGGGCTCACGACGACGCGCCTCTTCTTGAGTCTCAGGCATCGGTTCGTAGTCCGCTTCAATAGACTCAGGAACGCCTGCCTTTCTCAAAGAGCGAGAGATTACATCGGAAAGAGGACCGCCACCTCGAATGGCTTGAGAGAGAGACGACTGAAGTGCCCCAAGACCAGTAAGGTTTTCATCCATTTCTTCGTCGTTCATGGTTATCCGCCTTTGCCTAAGCCCTTAAGAAGGTCTAAGAGTTGCTCAATGCTTTCAATGCCGCCAAGAAGTCTGCTGAAATCAGTAGTTCCATATTCCCAATCAGTGGGTAATTTTTCTTCCTTCTGAATTTGAGTTTCTGGCAACTTGATGTTGCTCAACAAGCTGGACAAGAACTTCACCTGCTCTGCCGGGTATCCCTGCTGAGTCAAGAAGTCCTGATACGCCAAGTCCAGATTCTTCTGGTTCATCAAGCGTTCTTTCTCGCCCACGCTTGAAACCGCAGTGCCTTCGCGGACGCCAAGTTCCTGAGCACTTTCGCCTGTTTCCAAATATCGCTTGGACAATTCCTGAAGGTTTCTTGAATCCTCCAGCGACAACTTACCTTTGGTTTCGCCAATACGCGCCAGCATTTCAGCATCCTGCGCCGTAAGCGTACCCGTCGCCTTGCCAATCTCAAGAAGTTTGGAGGCATCGTCGGAAGTCAACTGACCTACCCTAGCGCCAATGTCCCCTATGCGAACACCGCTCTCCAGCAGACGAGCGTAATCATCGGCACTCAGTTTGCCGACCGTACCAGCCAATGCCGCAGCGCGATCTACATCGCGACCAAAGATCTCTGCCGCTTCGCCGTAGCCTGCTTGAAGCGCCTTGGCCTGCTCACCCAACACCGCCTCTTGAACGTCGCGCAATGCCCGCGCACCAAACTCGCCCATGCGGGTGCTGCCGGGGCCGACGCCAAACTGACCGGCTTGGATAAACTCGCGGCCCACTTCGGGCAAATACTTCTCGCGCAACTGCCGAGCGCCAATGTCGCCAATCCTTTCGACGACCCCGCTGATATAGGGGTTCATGTATTCGGCTACGGCACTAGGGAACCGTTGGGCGGCTGATGACAGATATGGTTGCGCCGCTGCAACAGACGACCCTGCTCCGCCCCTCTCAATGGCCGACATGCCGGTTTCAAAGTAGGGCTTGGCTGCGCCCACAGCGGACATGTCTGTTGCCTTGCCAAAGAAGGGCTGCGCTGCCCCGGCTCCGCTCATGGACGCTGCTCGGCTGAGATCGCCTGCTGCGGCACCCATGCCGGTCATTTCCCCGGCCTTGCTAAGCGCCTCACCGCTTTGAGTCAGGAACGGCTTATAAGCGCCTGCGCCTTTCTTGATGGTCTCGAAGCCCGCTCTTTCGGTCTCGGTGAAGGGGGCGATTCTGGGACCGCCATAGGGCGTATACGGCAGTCCACCAACGGCCTGCGCACGGCCCAGCATGTCCGTAACGTACTGGGTATACCACTCAGGTAACTGAAGAGAAGTGCTGCTAGTCAGCGTGGTCGGTTTTGGCGCATTGCCTTCAAACAAAAAGTCTACGAAGTTTTTGCCCCCACCAGAGCTACCTGTGGTGCTTGTTGGTGTGGTGCTTGTTGGTGATAAAGGATTTGCATCCGGACCTGCTGCGCTTGCCATTAAGTCAACCCTCCGCCCATATACTTATTAGGCGATTTTGCGTTTGGACTAATCCGGCCACGCGAGAGGGCGTCACCCTTATGCTTGCGGATGTTAGCACGGAATTTATCCATTCGTTTCGCCCCCTCTTTCGGAGACCCGTCGCCCAGTAGCGCCAAGGTTTCCGCATCAATTACGTACTCCCCGTCGCTCAAGAGAGCCGGGATCTTGTCCTCGCGGCCAGAGCCGGGACCGCTGACATATCGACCCCCTGCGGCCAAGCCGCCCATGGCAAATCGGTTCTCATCTTCCGGATTGACTACCCCAGTAGCGGGGCCTTGAGTCGGCGCAACCTGAGTCATCTTGTCCTCAAAGAACGTCGCCTCGGGGCCAAACCCATAGTTGTAGTAATCAATATCCGGCTTGAGCGCGGTACGCTTGATCTCGTACTTAGGCAACGCTCCGCCAAAACTGCTGGGCGCTGCGCCAGTTCCGGTTTTGCCTTTACCCGCAGAACCCGCAACCCCAAGCATACCCAACAACTTCATAAGTTTTTGGAAGTCCTCAAAGGTACCAAGAAGCTTCTTGATCTGATCAAGCGGGGATTCTTTAACCTCGGTCGGCTTGTAATCTTTAAGAATATCTTCCGGCTTGACATCAATCGGAGGTGGCTCTGGGATGCCCAAAGGCGGCGGCGGAACTTCAGGTTCAGTTGGCTTAGTAGTCTCAATAACCACTTCTTCCAACGGACCTTGTGGTCCCGGCGTAGATACCGTTCCCGGCGGAACAAGCGGAGGCGGAGGGGGAAGCTCAGGCTCAATAGGTTTGGTAGTTTCAATTAAAACTTCATCCAGCGGCCCCCCTTCACTTGGAGGAACGGTAACTTCCGGAGGTGGTGCAAGCGGAGGAGGCGGAAGTTCCGGTTCCGTGGGTTTGGTAGTTTCAATTAAAACTTCATCCAATGGGCCTTCAACAGAAGGCGGAACTACTTCCGGAGGCGGCGGCAAAACCGGCGGCGCTACCGGCGGCGGCTCAACGGGTTTTGTTGTTTCAATGACTACTTCTTCAAGAGGCCCCGGCGGAGTAGGTTCCACAACTTCAGGAGGCGCAAGCGGAGGCGGCGCTACCGGCGGCGGTTCAGTCGGTTTAGTGGTTTCAATAACCACTTCCTCTAAGGGTTCAACCGGAGCCTTAACCGGCGGTTCAACAATTTCAGGAACTGTTGCCACAACGCCCGTCAATGGACCAGCGACAGGCACAGGCTTTGTTCCGGTAACTACAACTTCTTCAAGCGGAGAAGGTTCTGTAGGCGCTGGTTGAGTGGGCGCAGCCGTTGTTGCTGTACCACCACCAGTCAAAGCCCCCGTTGCTGCGCCCGTTGCGCCTAACAATGCAGCGGCTTGCGGGATAGTTAAACCAAGTTTAGTTGCGGTAATGACAACTTCAGCAAGCGGAGCCGCTGCTGCCGCCCCTGCTGCGCCCGCCGCTCCAGCACCTGCCGCCCCTGCTCCAGCACCGGCACCTGCGCCCGCTCCAGCGCCTGCCCCCGCACCGCCACCTGCACCCCCTGCAAGTCCCGGCGCAAACCCAGCCGTAAGCATCGCTGCCGCAGCGACTTTGACAAGATCTTTAACGGTGGTGTCTTCTTTGCGAACAAACGCAGCCTGCGGGTCAGGATACCCAGCCCATTGCGGCGTAGCGCCCATGCTGGTGAGTGCACGCTTGGATGCGTTTGCCGGGTCAAAGTTAAAACTACTACCCGCGTAATCCGGCGGAATCGCGTTATAGAACTGCTGCATCTCTTCTTCGGTAAACGGCTGACGCAGTTGCGACAACCAATCTGCCTTGAGAAGACGATCCGTCAGTCCCTGTTCCTTCGCATAGGCAAACGCCTCTTGGAACTTGTTGGCCTTGAGCAGATCGCTCAGCGGCTTCATCTGGTCGTAGTCTTTTTCAACCTTGGCAAGATTTGCCAAATCGCGGTTGATCTTGGCATCGACCATGCCCTGAAGACTCGGATCTTCGGCAACGGCTTCCTTGAGCGCAGAGCCAAAGATTCCTTTGTACGGATCTTTAGCCGCTTCCTTAGCCGCCTCTAGCGCACCCTCTTCGTAGAGTGAACCTTGTCCGCCGACCGCATCCTTGGCGACGTTTCGCTCATAGCGACCTACATCAAGCGGAGGGCCACCGCCAAAGGCCGCGTCGCCCACAGACATATTTCCAAACGCTTTAGGGTCAATCAGCCCCGCCATACCCATGGCTTTTGAAATGCTATTAACTTCTTCCGGAGTCAGTTTAGATACATCAAACTCAGGAGCCGTAGTCGGCGCAGTAGATGCCGCTACTTCAGCGAGGGGCGACCTTGGAGTAATAATTTCCGTTTCGCCAGTCGGCATGATGCCTTCGGTTGATTCGGCAAGTTGTAGCGGGGAAGGCTGCGCAACAGGAGCGGTCTCAACCTGAGGCATGACCGGACTCGGAGCGGCTGGCGGTTCAGGAGTGATTGCAACGGTTTCCTCTCTAGGAATTACTACGCGCTCTTCTTCAGCCTTACGCGCTGCCTCTTGCTCTGCCGCTACTCTTGCAGCCTCTTCTTGCTGCCGACGCGCCGCCTCTTGCTGAGCAATGCGATCTAGTTCAGCCTGACGAGCAACCTGAGCCTGACGCTCCTGCTCGACGCGAGCGGCTTCAACACGCGCTGCCTCAGCAACACGCTGCTCTTCTAACCGACGCTGCTCAGCGGCAATCTGCTCTTGCCTGACTCTCGCGGCTTCGGCCTCACGACGGGTGCGGGCTTCATCTTCAGCACGCTGAGCCGCCTCAGCCTCACGGGCAAGTTGCGCTTCTCTGGCCACTCTTGCGGCTTCGGCACGAGTTGCTGCCTCTTGCTCGGCGCGAAGACGGGCTTGTTCCGCAGCACGCATTTCTTGGGCAACCCGATTTGCTTCAGCCTGACGAGCCGCAGCCGCACGCGCAGCCTCTTGTCGAGCAGCCTCTTCCTGTCTCGCTGCCTCTGCTTGACGTGCGGCTTCTTGTTCCGCTGCCAATCGGCGCTGCTCAGCAAGACGTTGTGTTTGAGCAACACGAGCGGCTTCGGCTTGTCTTACGGCTTCGGCCTGACGGGCTGCTTCAATCTGCCGCTGCCGGTCCATCTCTGCCAATCTTGCCGCTTCTTCTGCGCGAGCAAACTGGGCTTCTTCGGCAGCAAGGGCTGCTCTGGCAGATGGCGCATTAACGGCACTTAGCCCCGGCTCAGCCGCTCCCTCTTCCGCTCTTCTCAGACGAGGACCATATACGGTTTCTTCCGCTACCGGCTTTTTTCCGTAAGTATAAAAACTAGCCATGGTTCACCTAATCCAAAACCTGATAAAAGCGATACGCCCATTCTTGCCAATCGTCATACTGATAAGGCGACGGCGGATTCTGCTGGGAAATGCCATTGATTCCAATCAATCCAGCCCCCCAATTCTGCCACTCTTTCTCAGACACAAGCTGCGGAATCGGGCCGTAGTCCTCTAAGTCAAAGACCGTAAAGTCCGCCCAATCCTTCAGGGAGTGATAACGCGGGTCGGTCAGCAAACTCACGGGTTTTCTCCCAGCATCGTACCCGTAGCCGCTTCGACGTGAGCAATCACTTGCCCCATCTGATAATCGCCATTGATGATGTTGCTCTCAAATTTAAATCGCAGTTCGCGGCGAATCTCGCGGAAGTACACGAGCTGCTGCTGCTTGTCCTGAGGCGTGTCGTAAATGATCTGCGGGCTACTGGTGACTTCCGCCGCCTTGGCGTTAGCGCGGCCTGTGATCTCTACCGTCATGTTACCCGACTGAACAAAGTCCGGCTCCATCATCTCTACGCGCAACGCCATATTCTGCGGCTCTTCCGACGCTACCAGCGAGAAGTCCGAGGTTTCAAAGTACGACCGAATCGGGCGAATCTGATCGCCGTTGATTTCGTTGACGCCATACTCGTGCTGCCACACGACGTAGCCCTTTGGGTCGTTGATGATTCGGGGGTTACCATCTTCGGTCACACGCCGCTCGGTGTCTTGCGTACCACGGTATTGCACCGTCTCGGTATCAATGATGCCGGTCATCAAGGGTGAGTTGAACACCTGCGCATATTGACCCGCAGAGCGTCCGCCACCCGGCAGTTCCGTGTCATACCACGTATTCTCACGCACGTTGTAAATGACCGCATGCGTGCACTCAGTCGCGTTGCCCCTCGGGTAACACCACCAGATCTCGCCCCAGCGGGGAATCTTGATCGCAAAGACTTTTTGGCGCTGCGCATAGTTCAAGTTGTCGTAGAACCAGTTCAAGTTCAGTTGGTTCGGAACTTCGCGCACGACGCCGTTAAACATCAAGAAGCGGTCAACACCGCACCAAAAGTAAATTCCGTCGTACTCCACCACGCTCTTGCCAGAGAGAATGCTGGACTGCGAGGTAATGGTGTCAAACTGAAAAACGGCAGCGTCACCGGTATACGTTGCACGAATCAACGAATCCAACGACCAGAAAAGCCCAGCAGGCGCGTTACCGGCACCGGCACGAAGCGGTAGACCCTTGACGATCTTTTGACTCGTGACACGCGCAGCGCCAGCATCACCACCGGTCCAATCGTCCGTATATCCCGCACGACTCCACTGCACAAAGCCATCCGAGCCATACGCAAACACATACGGAGCCAAGGCAACGATGCCGCCAGAGACCGTAACCGCTCCCACCAAATCTAGCGGAGCCGTGCCGTTATCGTAGCCTCGGTAAAACGCCCCATTGGCATTGGATGAAATGTCTTCAATGTCCTGCGCAACGTGCGCCAAGATTTCGTTCTGGTTGGTCGTCGTGTTGTAGGCAACGTCAAATATCCAGTTCGCATTATCGTTGCTGACGTACCCAAGATTGGTACGATTCGTAACAATGCTGCTCGCGCCGTTCTGGCTCAGACGGAACCGGAACACACCATCCGATGTCCCGATGTGGACGTAAGTAAATCCATTGTGGTTATGAATGTGCATGCCACGGGCAATGCCGTCCAACCGATCTTGCAGCGCACGGAACCCACCGATCTTACGCGGCAGTCCACGCTGGAAACGAACCCACTGTCCGTCAACGTAGTGGCTACCTTCAAACTTCGTTCCGTCCCGCTTGATGCCGGGATCAGAGCGAATAATGATCGGACGAAGAGGCATTAGTACGTGCCGCCCTTGATGGGGTCAAGGTCCAGCGCCACCTGAGCGGCAGCGGCATT